AAAGAACGCGGATATGAAATCATCAATACCCTGTTCACCGACGAATGGTATTCTCAGGAATCCATGAAGGAACGCGGCGTTGAAAACCGCCCCTTGTGCTTCCTTGCGAAATCCCTTGAAAATATGTCGCTTTGCCATGCAGCTTATTTTTGCAAAGGCTGGGAGAATGCACGCGGGTGTCGGATTGAACACGAAGCTGCAAAGGCTTACGGAATGACGATTATTTACGAGAGTTGAAAGGAGGATGACCATGAACAACTGGTCGGGAATCTGGGACAAGGTACTTAAGATGACGGCGCTGGCGGGCGGAGCAATCGCGGGCGCAATGGGAGGTTGGGACACGGTGCTGATCGTGCTGTGCTATATGATGGGCATTGATTACGTTACAGGCTGCGTTTGCGGGATGATGGGCAAAAGCCCGAAGACGGACGGCGGGAAGCTGGACAGCAAGACGGGCTGGCACGGGCTGCTGAAAAAGGCGGTTATGCTGGTCGTGGTCTTTATGGCGGCACAGCTTGACCTCGTGATGCCGGAGGGAACGCAGATTTTCCGCGACGCGATGTGCATGTTCTACGTCGCCAACGAGGGTCTGAGCATCACGGAGAATCTGGTCATCATCGGCGTTCCGTTCCCTGCCTTTGTCAAGAAGGCGCTCGAACAGATTAAACAGCAGAACGACGAGGGCGCGGTCGAACAGGAGAAGTAAAAGTGTGCGGCAAGATCACGTTTACCCCATACACAAAGGAAGAACGGGATGCGCTGATCGAAGCTTGCGGCCTGACGGACAGGCAGAAAGAAGTCTTTGTTACCCGCGCGCAAACGGATAGCCTGATCGCCACCGCGCAGAGACTGCACATCTCGCCGGAGACGGTCAAGCGCGAATCGCGCAGGGTGCAGGATAAAATCAACCGCGTCAGAGCGAGACAGCGACGACAAACGGAATGTTTTGCCGAGGCCGACAAAACATCTGAAAAAAAGATCGGGGGAAAATAAAAAAACCTCTTGACTTTCTGTTCGACAAATAATAAAATAATGTCGAACAGAAAGTGAGGTGAATATTATGACCCCCAGAACGGGTCGTCCCAAAAGCGAGAACCCGAAGGACGCTAGAATTGGTGTTCGTTTGGACGAAGAAACCGTGCGTAAACTGGATGAAGTGGCAGCCATTAAGAATGAAAGTCGCTCACAAGTGATACGCCGAGGAATCGAACGCGAATATGAGGACGTAAAAAAATGAGATTCGGCGCGCCTACCAAGCAAACCCGAATCTCACTGTCACCAACCTTACAGTCGGTATGAATATTGTACCACATGCCGCCTGTAAGGTCAATTATCGACCGAAAAGGAGAATATATATGACGGACGCAGAATTCACCAAATTGATTCAGGAAAAGAAACAGGCCATCATTGACCTGACGAAGCTGCTTCAAAACCCGCAGCATATCTGGTATCTTTTCGGCACAGCGGAAGTTCTGCTGGAGATGGAGAAGGAAAAGAAGAACTAATGCCGCAACGACGCAAGGAGGATCATATGCAGAAGGATATCAAGGGCGCGATGACGCAATATATCGACCGGACGAATCTGGACGAGCACGGATTCAAGAACTACGAGATGGCATACGGCGAGCTGATGTGTCTGCGTGAAATCATGCAGAACAATTTCGTGGAAGCGCTGTCTCTGGCTTTCCGCTACGGCGCAAGCAAGGGCTATCGCTGCGCGATGAAGAACGCAAAGAAGGGCTAAGAAAGGAGCTGAACAGATGAACGAGATTATGACCATTCAGGGAATCCCCTGCTACGAGAAGGACGGAATCGCATACCTGAACCTTGAAACCGTGGCGCGCGGGCTGGGGTTCACGAAGAAAGCTGACAGTGGAAACGAGGTTGTGAATTGGACGAGGGTACGTGGTTATCTCTCTGATCTGGGCGTGGAACAGAAGTGTACCACGGGCGACTACATCCCCGAAAACATCTTCTACCGCCTCGCCATGAAAGCCAAGAACGAAACGGCGGAGCGCTTTCAGGCGATGATCGCGGATGAAGTCGTTCCGGCCATCCGCAAGCACGGCGGCTATCTCACACCCGCAAAGGTTCAGGAGGTGCTGACAGACCCGGACACGATCATCCAGCTCGCCACCCAACTCAAGGAATCGCGGGAAAAGGCGATGAAGCTTGAAGCCATCAACAGCGACCTGACGGTGCAGAACCAAATCTACAAGCCCAAAGCGGAGTACTTCGACCAAATTGTCGATAGAAACCTGCTGACGAACTTCCGCGAGACCGCGAAGCAACTGGGAATCAAGGAGCGCGTATTCGTCGGCTTCCTGCTCGACCACAAGTATATCTACCGCGACAAGAAGGGGAAGCTGATGCCCTATGCGGAGAAGAACAACGGCCTCTTCGAACTGAAAGAGGCCGTCAACGAGAAAAGCGGCTGGGGCGGCACACAGACACTCATCACGCCGAAGGGACGCGAAACGTTCCGCCTGCTGATGCAGGGTCTGGCCAGCTAACCCACACCTCCCCCAAAAGGGGAGGCTTTTTTTGTGCCCTGAATTGACCTCTATCTGACCCGCGACAACGCCCGAAAACTGCGACAATGGACGTAGAAAGGAGGTGCGTTTATGGAATATAAGGAATACGCATCTAAGGGAGTTGCCGGTGCTGGTCTGGGTCTGGGCATCGCGGGTACTGCGCTCGGTCTGCTGGGCGGCGGTAGTGCGCTGCTGAACGGGTGGAATCCGCGCTATGCGGAGGGCTGTTGCAGCGAAAACCACGTTGTCACGAGGTATGAGGCGGAACAGGCTGGGCGCATTGCGCAGCTGGAAACCGAGGTCAAGCTGCGCGACGCGAACATCCATACGGACAGCGAAATCCTAAAGGTGTACGAGTACTTTGACGGCAGACTGCGCGGCGTGGAAGGGCAGATTGCCCAGCAGGCGGTGTACAACGCGACCAACAACGGCATGATCGACTGCTTGCGGAATCAGGTTGCGGCGCTTCAGAGCATGACGAAGACGGTCATTCCGGACAGCAACATCTGTCCGCCGCCTATGCCGCGCTATAATTCTTGGACTGCGCCGACGGCGGCTGCGGCTGGCGCAAGCACGGGAGGCTAAAAACATATGGCGACTGTGAACCAGATCGCCGCGGGTGTGGCGCACTTCTATGATTCAGAGGTGCGCCCATCCATTAGCGGCGCAAAAGCGATTCTGTACGGCGTGGCGGTCGGCATGGCCGCTGCAAAGCCCGAGAACCTGATTGGGAAGTACAAGCCGGTTCTCAAGACGCTTGGCGTTATGACGGAGGACGAAAACATCGATGTGGCCGCGCTGGGCGCGGAAATCAAAAACCAGATGAATAAAAACGGCGGGAACATCAGCTTTAACATCGGTCAAGATGTCTTCCGCTTTAATTCAAGCGATATAGACCGGCTAATGGACTACATCAACCGCGCATAAGGAGGACGCTATGATTAAACATTTGCTTGCCGTGTTGATGGACGGCATCACCGATACACAGATGCTGCTTGACTACGCGGACGCTTGCGACGGTCAGCCGGGGCGCGAACGCTGGTTCAAAGAGCATGCGGAAAAACGGCTCGAAATGCTTCGACGCGACCGGGACGACGTGTTCGGCGAACTCGAAATTGAGCGCAAGGCCAAGGACGGGGACGAGATCGCGGCGGCGCTGATGTGTCATATTGACATGTCTATCGAGCGCCTGAATGATGAGGTGCGCAAAGCATAATTCCGTGTCATAATCCGAGGCATAATTTCACTAAAAACAATGATAATTTACTTAAATTTGCTTTAATAAGTTATCAGATTTTTAAGTCGATTTTCCCTTGTAATATAAGGAAAAATTAAAGGATTCTAGCTATTGCTAGAATCCTTGTTTTGGTGCGGATAGCGGGGGTCGAACCCGTCAAGAAATGGCCTAAAACCCCTTATTTTATTAGATTTCTTATTTGCTCGCGGCATAATTCGCGGCATAATTATTTGTATTGGCAGGATTGTCCGGAGAGAAGGGCGGCGTTATGCGTGGCGATTGCGTCCGCCACAGCGTCACGTTTTTTGTTCATGGTGTGCTGATAGACACGATTGAGCATGTCCAGCGTGGCGTGTCCCATGCGCTCCTGAGCGTACTTGGGCGGGACGTTCAGGGCGGCCATGACGGAGGCGGCATAATGCCGGAGGTCGTGAAAGCGTCCGGGAAGATTGAGTTTGTCTCTTATGTCGGCATAGGCGCAGGAGATAGCGGCGGGGGTCATGCCGGTGACGGTCTTCGGCGGCTGGTGGCCGAAGTTGCGGACGGCAGAGACGACGAGCGCATCCAGACCGCGCAGGACGCGGTTGCCGCTGCGGGATTTCGGGGCTTTGAGGATGTATTCACCATGCTCGTCCATCGAGTAGGCTTTGCTGATGGTCACGGTGCCCGCGTCAAAGTCGAAGTCATCCATGGTCAGGGCGGCGATTTCGCCGCGACGCAAGCCCAGCGTGGCCGCAAGGACGACGGCAATATAGAGGTTGGTGTTGTGGGCGCGGAGGTAGAAAAGCGCGCGCTGGACATCCTCATCCTGAGGGATAATCATTTCTTTGCGCTCGGCCTCGGGCAGGATCAGGTTTCGCGTTGGCGGCTCAACGTCGGCGTGCTTCATGGAGGCAGAGAGGAAATTCAATTTGTTGTGGACGGTCTTCGGGGTTGCGCCGGACTGCACCCAGCTATTGACGACGGCTTGCAGATCGGCGCGGGTAATCTTGGAGAGGGGCAGATCGAGCAGCGCGTCAAAACCGTTTTTTCGCATGGTCACATAGCCGCGAACGGTAGAGGGAGAGCGCCCGGCGGCGCGGCAAGTCTCGATATACTTATCCATCGCCTGAGAGAGCGTCACACGCCCCGCCAGATGGGCAGAAAGGGCGTTCTCGCGGTTTTCGTCGAAGTCGGCAACCATTCGCCTTACCTCGGCTTTCGTAGCAGCAGAGAGCGAAATATAGCGGTAGCCGCCGGAGGGCAGGCGCTCGCCGGTAGAGACGCGGGCGCGGTAGCCGGTTTTCGTTTTCTCGATTTTCGGCATAAAAAATTCCTTCTTTCTTACGTTTGCAAAAAGAAGGAAGATATGGTATAATTAAATCGTTCCTTCTCATTGCGATTCCTTTCTGTGTGGGACGGTTCTTTGCACCCTGTCCGTGTTAGCGCGCGGACAGGGATTTTTTTATGAGTTCTTTTCGGAGCAGACAACATAGAAACGCAGAAGCGTTATCAGGCAATACGCGCACACATAAGCCAGCACAGAAAAATCGACAACAGAGAATGTGGGCGAAACTTTACCCAAAACAGCGGCCAGCGAATAGATCAGAAGGAAACCGGCAGGCAAGATCATAGGCATAAAACGCTGCAAGGGTGTGATTCTTTGACCATAGAACGCCCAACGGACGATGAAGAACGCAACGGCCAGAAAAATAAAAGCAGCGTATTGTTCGGGCATTACATTTTTCAGAACAACAGGAATGAGACACGAGAAAATAAGAACAAAGTCCAACATCCTTACCACTCTTTTCTTCGTTTTTAAAGATTTGGATAATACATATATCCGTCTTGAATTGAGTTCATAATATCAACTGCGATTTGTTTAGATTCTTCAAGAGAATCTTGATTCCAATAATCAAATTGAAAAGAAATAATTTTATCGTTATTTAGAATAAAATAAAACTGCTGAAAAACTTTTTTCCCGCTTCCTTTGTTTTGAAGTTCAACGCAGCGGACATGTTCAAAACGAGTGACCTTGTATTTGTCGTCGATATTGTATGGTTTGTTGTTGGAATCAGAGTAGTATTCTTTTGCCAAAGCAGAAGCATAAACGTCAAACATCGAATCGGAAATATTTTCAAAATCAGTTCTCAGCGATTCGTCGATGTCACTGATAATTATATACAATGAAAAATTATCATTATTTACATCCGTTGCAACCATACTATAATTGTATTTATTTACTAAGTTGAGTGCTTGATCTAATGAAAAATCAAATTCATAGATAAAAGGCTCATATTTATTTGAATTTTTCGACATTGTAACTAAGAACCACGGGATTTCAACAGTGTATGATGTGTCTGGAATCAAATAACGATGGGAAACAACGTAGGCAGAGGCAGAAGATACACTAAAGAGCAGACAAACGAATAAGACGAGAGCGAAAACGCGTTTCACAAACATCCATCCTCCTTTTTTGTCGAAAAATACGTTGAATATACAGATATCATAACAAAAGTGTGAACCTTTGTCGAAAAAGTTATAGCCACATAAAAAGTGGACTATACTATAACAAAGGAGATGGCAGCTATGAGAGAGAGCCGTCCGAAGAACGTTCCCGCCCATAGAGCGAGACGACCAGAAAAAGCGTTCGAGCAGGAAAGAAAGGAGATCGCCGCGATTGCGGAAATGCTAACCGACGGCGAAGACATCTACCTCCTGCTTGGCGCGGCGCGGGCACTGCTTAAATACGAAGTTAAGCGTACCCCACCTGTCACCTGATTTCCTTTTTAAGATAGGAAATCATTTCGTCCAGAAGCTCATCCGGCATATCTACAATAAGCCGGAAGAGCTTCTTTTTGTTTTCGTTCATGTCGCGCACAAGAGCTATTAAGCGCTCTCCATCTTCCAACGACTCTTCGAGCCTCATCTTTCCTTCGCCGGTGCGCAACCAATCTTCGTTGATGTGAAATTCTCTACATATAGAGAGGATGATTGCTTCGGTCGGCTGACGGTCACCGGATTCAAGCCTTGAAATGGTTGCGCCGGTTAGCCCGATACGTTTTCCAAATACTTCTTGGCTTGTATTTCCACAGGATTTTCGAATATCTTTGATTCTTTGTTCCATTTACTCACCTTCTTTCCTTTGAGGTAATACCATTTTATCACACATCCTTACCAAACGCAAGAAAAAAACCAAAAAATATCTTGACAGATTTGCGTTTGGAAAGTATACTATTACCAGACGCAAGGAAAGGAGGGAAAACAACATGGCAAAAGGCAGTGAACTGATTTCCAACTGCATCGAAACCGCGAAAGCGATGGATGAGGTGTTGGAGACGGCAGAGGAAAAACAGGCGATGTTGGACGGGCTATTCGCGCTGATCGCGCGGGAATGCCGCGACGGGCGAATCTTGAGCAAAAGAGAAGTTGCTCGATTCTGCAAGGAGAGCATAAAGATCAGCTTTGCGGCGAGATGCGGCATTAAAGCGGCATTAGAAAAGCCGGATGACGACTAATCATCCGGCACAGGAGCGTCAATCACGCAAGGCAAAATCCCATTCGGGCTTTTCCTTCTTTTGACTGTCTGGCTTATAAGCGTAAGCATCCATAGCTTCATCAAACCAGACTTTGATTTGCTCCGGCGTTACGTTATGCCCGCTGGCACGAGCTTGAGCGTAAAGAAGGGCGAGTTGTTGACGCAATTCGGTAGACATGGTATCACCTCCTTCCCGTTCTCAACAGTATAACACAGATTCAAAAGGGAAGGAAAGAAAGGAAGTGACAGATGATGGCAAAAAGCAACCTGACGCGCAAGCAGAAGGAAGAAGCGCTGGCGGCGCTCCTGCGCCTGCTGCCGGACGCGAAGGAAGACAGCCTGCAAACGGTCGCAACGGCGATGCTGACGGGCTACAACCTCGGCAAGCAGGCCGCGCAGACGGCGTAAAGCTGGGGCATGGCGTAGTTTGTGCAAGGAAAAGCGATGGCATGGCCACGTTTTGTATTGCGAGGGCAAATCCATGTGTTGTAACGCATCGGCAAGGCGGCGTTGTGCATAGCTTCGGCATAGCCCAGCTTGGCATTGCGACGGCAAGGCAGTGTTCTGTTTGGCACGGCCATAGCAATGCTACGCGACGCAAGGCGGCGGCAGGGCGATGCCACGTAAAGCGCAGCGAGGGCATGGCATTTCGCAGCAGCGCGGAGGCATTGCAGAGTTTAGTGATGCGATGACATTGCGGCGTATAGCAAAGCTGAGGCACTGCGCAGTAATGCGACGGCTCTGCACCGTTGCGCATCGCGACGGCGATTCAGAGCAGAGTTTAGCATAGCAATGGCAGAGCTGCGCGCGGCCTCGCAGCGGCAAAGCAACCGAAAACTGAATAGCAAGCGATAGAACCAAGCGATAGAAAGGAAAGAAAACGATGATCGAAATGGAAAAGCGGACGTATCGTCTGCACGGAACGACAAAAATCTTAGGCGCGCAGGCGGCGAACCCGAAGGTACACAGCGCGTTTATCGCGGCAAAGGCCGCAAAGCTGGAAAAGGGCGAGGAACAGACGGCTATGCTGCCGGAGGAAAACCTCGAAACCAAGGGCTTGACGGTCTTCCTGCGGGACGACGGTGTGCTCTGTCTGGCGGATTACGTCATCAAGGGATTCTTGAAAGAGGCGCTGGGTGTGCTCAAGAGCCAAGTAAAGATCGGCAGTCCGGCCTCGAAGGTAGACAACTTGATTCTGGTTGAGCCGGACTACATCCACTTCACGCGCGGCGGCAAGCCCGTAACGGAGGCGGATGAAATCTTTGAAAGGCCGCTGCGGGCAATGACCATGCAGGGCCCGCGCGTCAGCGTCTCGGCAAGCGAGATCATCCGCCCGGGCTGGGAGATCGAATTCACGCTGGCGCTGATCGCCAACGAGAAGACGGCAAAAAGCGTCGCGCTGACGTGGAACGTCATCGAGGAAGCGCTGAACTATGGTTCGTTCAAGGGACTTGGACAGTGGCGCAACGGGCAGAACGGGCGCTTCACATGGGAACAGGTGAAATAAAAAAGCCGCCCCGCGTTGCAGCGCGGAACGGCACAGAGGAAACAATACATCCTCATTTTAACACAGAAAGGAAGAAAAAGCAATGCCGAAGGTTAGAGCGCTGACGGCAGAAGGCCGCGCAAAACAGATTAACGAGGAGCTGAACAGCCAGATCATCAACGGCTTGCAACAGACAAAATGCGTCAAAAAGATTACGTTTGACACCCTTTCGGCGCGAACCGGAATCTCCGTTCCGACGCTGTGCCGGTACTTCAAGCGGCCGGAGATGATGACGATTCAGACGTACAGGACGCTCTACCGGGCGCTGGGAATGGAGGTGATACTATGACCGAGCTGTGGGCGACACTGGCGGTTCTGGACTTGGCGGCGCTGGTTGGGGTGCTGCTCTATCTGGCGGTGCGAATCGAGCAGGAGCTGAAAAAGGAACATGAAGGCTAATCCGCGCCCGGGATGCCCGGTCTGCGTATGCGAGAAGAACGGCAAAATTACGCTGTACGACCCCAGCGCATGGCGGCGGGCGGAATATCGACGGATTCACAAGGACGAGCTGGAGGACAAAACATGGCAGGAAAAATCAAAAATTTTACGCTCCAAGGCAACCTGATGTCGCTGACGGCGAGCGTAGACCGGCACGGAGAAACGCGCTATGTGCTGGACATTTCCGACAGGGCGCTCTGCGCGACGACGTTTGACGGGCTGGTTGATATTCTCTCGGAGATCAGGCGCGATTTGAGCGAGGTTTTCGAGCTGCGGTACATATACACCCACGACGACGAGGGGAAGGTTGTGCAGGACGAGAACGGCCTTTGGCTGGTCGAGGGCGAAACCGTGTACAATCCGTTCATTGAAGACTTCGAAAAGACGTGGGGCGAGGATGCTGACGAGTGACCGCTTTATCTGGGCGGGGAACATCATCAACGCATTTGCCGAGGATAACGACATTGACCCGGAGGTGCTGGAGGCGATACAGATTCTCAAAGACGGATGCTATGAAGCCATCCAGATTCCGCGCAGGGTCAGAGGCCGTTTTATCAGCGGGGAGAAAGACAATGTACCATTGCAAAATCAATTTGAAGGAAGAATGTGACGGCTGCGGGCGCTGCGAGGACACCGACGAGCGCCCGATGGCCTACGGAAGACCCTACTACGGGTCGCTGTCGGATTGGGACGACGGGGGAAACCCGTTCGTCGCTGACCCGATGGACAGGGAGTGAAAAGATGGCGGACAATCTGAGACTGTACAACATGAAGAGATCGGTTCCGGCCGAAGCGCAACGCGCCATAAGCGCTGGCAGACTGAAAGGCAAGACGGATATCAACCCGATGTGGAGAATCAAAGCGCTGACGGAGATGTTCGGGCCCGTTGGCGAAGGATGGTGGTATACCGTTGATAAGATTTGGAGTGAGGAAGGTAACGCCGGAGAACGGTGTTCCTTCGTCCAGATCAGCCTTTATTATAAAAAGGAAGATGGACAAACTTCCTCCCCGGTTATCGGAATCGGCGGAAACATGCTTGTAACAAAGGAATCGAAGGGGCTTTACACTTCCGACGAGTGCTACAAAATGGCGCTTACAGATGCAATCAGCGTAGCGTGTAAAGAGATTGGAATCGGTGCAGACGTTTACTGGAAAGAGGATAGAACAAAATACTCCAGCGTTCAGAAACCAACCAATCAGGCGCAGGAGAACGCTCAAGCTCAGCCTCCGGCTGATGGAAAAACGCGATATACCTGTTCCGAGTGCAATAAACCCATCTACGACCAGATCGACAAAAACGGAAACTTGAAGCGAAGCGCAAAACAAATCGCGGAAGGAACGGCGCACGAGGTCGGAAGGCCGATGTGCCTTGAATGCTTTTTGAAATGGAAGGATAGAAGCCATGAATAAAATCATCATCACGGGAAATGTCGTGCACACGCCGGAGATGCGAACCACGCCGAGCGGGAAGAACTGCTGCAACTTTAGCGTTGCGGTTCGCAGAAAATTCAGGAATCAGGAGACGAAGGAATACGAGACTGATTTCTTCGACGTGGTAGCATGGGACAGTCTCGCGAATGTATGCTCGATGTACATCGAGAAGGGAAAGAAGGTACTGGTCTCCGGTGAAATGAGAAGCCGCGACTACACCGACAAAAACGGCGTGAAGAAACGCACATGGACGATTAACGCGGCCGACGTTGAATTCCTTTCCTATTCTCAGCAGTCGGAAAACAGAGAAGGGTTTACCCAGATCGACGACGATACGCCGCTGCCCTTCTAATCTTCGCCGGGGCAACCCGGCACATGGCGCGCAGCTCAGGAGAGCAACCGCGGGACGTAAAGCGGCGTTACGCGATAAGGGGCGGCTCGATACCGCCGCGCGCCGAGCAGCAGGAGAAATCCATATTTTGTAAGCACGTTTCCCACCGCTTGAAACGGTATCGCCCCTCAGAAAGGAGGACACAGGGCAGGCAAATTCACACTGGCGGCTCGGAAAGACGAGCAAAAGACCAACAATAATAGGCTCAAAAGGTTTGGGCAACGCACATTTTTTCTGGCAGCCGGAAAGACGGCAAATAAAATACGTTTCACAAACGGCCTGCCGCCGGGCAAAAACGGCGGCACCCATGGCAGACATAGCAGGTATCGCGCGGGTGCTGAATGTAAATCCCTCTTCTTTTAACGCCTCCGATTCGTGTTGTTTTCCTTTTGCTGTTGACGCGAAGCACCTTGCCCGCGCGCCCGGTTCGATTCCGGGGTCTGCCCCATCTTTGCAAAGATCACCCCGAAGAAAGGAAGGTAAAAATGAAGCGTGACCAATTCACATTTTATCGCAGCTACTACGAGGCGATGAAAGATTTGTCGGTCGAAGAATGCACAAAGCTGTTGCTGGCAATCGCGGCGTATGCGCTCGATGAAGAAGAGCCGGAACTTTCTGGAAGCTGCTCGGCATGTTTTAAGCTGATTCGACCGACGCTTGATTCCGGTCGAAACAAAGCGGCGAATCGTATGAACGCCGATGAACAAACCGAAATCAAACCGAAATCAAGCGGCAACAAAGCGAAATCAAATCAGAACAAACCGGAACAAACCGAAATCAAATCAGAACAAACCGGAACAAACCGGAAGGAGAGAGAGAAAGAGAAAGAGAGAGAGAGTGAGAAAGAGAGAGAGTACGATAGTAGTAGTACCCCCGTACCCCCTCTGACCGACGACGAACTGCGGGAAATCCGGCAGGAGCAGGCCGAAACGGAGAAGGCCGCTCGTCGCGTGGGGCTGCCGGTCTCTGCGCTGGCCGATCAGGACTGCATGGACAGTCTGCGCGCGGAACACGGGGCAAACAATCTGCTCAAGGCCATCGACAAGTTGCAGGGCGCGCCGGAGAAAAGCCGGAACTGGCGGTATGTAGGTGGGATTCTGCGAAAAGAGAAGGCCGCTGGGTACACATGGGCAGAGAGAGCGGCTGAGAGCAACGGAGGCGCGGCAGGAGACGCGGAACAGGTGCTGACCCGCAACCCGTTTGCGCTGCAATCGCTGAAATGCAGGGGGAGTGTCACATGACTTTTATCGAGATGAGCGACATTCTGGCAATCATCAACGCGGTTTATCCGAGATTTTACGCAAACATGAACGAGAACGACGTTAAGGCGATGACCAACGTATGGCTCAGCTTCTTCGCCGACGACGACGCAAGCCTTGTAAGCGACGCGGTCAAGGCATTTATCGCCAACGACACCAAAGGTTTCCCACCCGTGGTCGGGCAAATCCGCGAAAAGCTGGATGTCATCAATCAGGCCGTACACGGCTTTGAACTGACCCCACAAACCGCTTGGGGGCTGGTCAAGCGCGCCATGAAGGACAGCGCGTATCACAGCGCGGAGCAGTTTGCCGAGCTGCCGGAGGTGGTGCAGGAGGTCGTCGGGTCGCCGAGCCAGCTACACGAGTGGGCAGTCAGCAATGACGGCGTGAGCGAGAGCGTGATCGCCAGCAATTTTCAGCGTAGTTTCGCGGTGCGGGCGGCTGTGCACAAGGAGATTCGCATGATGCCGGGCGACGTGAAGGCGCGAATCGACGCAGACAGGAAGATGATTGCCGGGATGCAGGATGCGCCGAGACTGCAAGCCGCAAGCGACGACATGGACGAATACGCGAGACAACTTCGAGAGATGACACCGGAGGAACGGCACAAGTATTTTAAGAGCATCACGGTTAATCTGGACGAGGAGGAATAGACCATGAACGACGTGACGATTTTTCGCAAGGATGAGTTTGGCGCGGTGCGCGCCGTGACGCTGGAGGGCGAGCCGTGGTTTGTTGCGGCGGATGTGTGCCGGGCGCTGGGGCTGGGAAACAGCAGCATGGCGGTTTCCAAGTTGGATGATGACGAAAAAATGACCCTCAGTTTAACTGACAGTCATTCCGGTCAGCGAGGCGGCGCGCAGATGGCTACAATTATCAACGAACCCGGCCTGTACGCGCTCGTCTTGAGCAGCCGCAAGCCCGAGGCCAAAGCCTTCAAGCGCTGGATTACCCACGAGGTCATCCCGAGCATCCGCAAAACTGGCGGATACATTGCCGGTCAGGAGACGATGGACGACGACCAGCTCTTGGCGAACGCGCTGATGGTTGCACAGCGCAAGATTGCCGAGCGAAACAAGCAGCTCGAAGCGGCAAACGCGAAGATTCAGGCCGACGCGCCGAAGGTGCTGTTCGCTGAGACGGTACAAAAAGCGGAGGGGGATATTCTCGTCCGTCAGCTCGCGAAGCTGATGGTGCAAAGGGGCTACGACACCGGGGAAAAGCGGCTGTACGATCTGCTGCGGCGCGACGGTTTTGTGATTAAGGCCAACGCCAAAGACCAAAACGCGCCGACGCAAAGAAGCGTGGATATGGGGCTGATGCGGAGCATCGAGCGGACGGTCAGCAGCGCAGACAAGACGTTTATCAGCTCGACGACCCTCATCACGCCGAAGGGACAGATTTACTTTCTGAATAAATATGCACCCGAAAAGCCGGAGAAAAAGCGGCCGCCTGTTCAGGAGGCGATGGTGCTGTGCTGACGGTGAGAAGCATATTCAACGCGACGGCCTACCAGCAAATGCCGCCGAAGGTTTGTAAGACCTGCGGAAAGACCTTTTCGGTGGCGAGCCTGCGCTACGCCTACAAGCTGACCAAACCGCACACGGGCACCGCGTTTGACTGGTATTGCTGTTATACCTGTTTCAGGGCTGCGCAGAAGCCGAGAGAAGCGGCGGAGATGGCGCACAAGGCGGAGATGGCGCGACGCGCTGCGGAGCGGGCAGCGAGGCGCGGAGAGATCATCTGTGACGACGGGATTCTGTTTTGACGGAGGGAAAGAACATGCTGAACGAATTGAAAAATGAAATCTACGATGACGCGATGAAACATGGGCTGTGGGACGAGGACTATCTTCTGAAAACGTTTGTGAATAGCGATTCTCTGCGGGATTCTGGGCTTTTGCAGATTTACAAAATTGTAAATACCGAGCAAGAGATGAGACGAGTTCATGCAACGCTGCGCGTTTTCGTGGAGAATCAGGAGCTTTTAAAGTCGGTGCTTGAAGAAGAAGAAGATCACTTCCGCGAAGAACTGGCGGACGTTATCATCACGGCGCTGTCCGCCGCCGGGTATCTGGGTATCGACATTGACAAAGCGGTGCAGGCGAAGATGGAGATCAACCGAGGGAGAGAGTGGAGGCATGGAAAATGACAGCACAAGAAAGAATACGCATGATTGCGCTGGAAGTACAATCGCTTGAAGAAACAATCGAGCACTATAAACCCTACTACGCCCGCAAAGCCTACGCAAAAGAAGGCATCAAGCGCGGCGTGAAACAGGTTAGAGCGCATCTTCTGGCATTGGTGGATGATTTGGACGAGATGGAGGACGACTAAATGACGCTGGGTAACAGCATGGCGTTGACATGTGTGCTGTATGTGATGGAGGGGATAGCGGATGCTGATCGGTCTGCATGACAGCGACAGAACAGGCTTTCCCAATCTGGCGCTGATGAAGATATCCGCATGGCACAAGGCACGGGGGGACATTGTGGAATGGTGGAACCCAATGCTGACTTTTGATCGTGTGTATAGTAGCAAGATTTTCACCTTTACGCCGGAAAATCCATACTTGCCGCTTGATACCATCAAGGGTGGGACGGGTTATGGGATCATGGATGAGCTGCCGGAAGAAATCGACGCAATGTTTCCGGATTACTCCATTTATCCCGATTGTAAGCATGCTATAGGTTTTTTGACACGCGGCTGTGTACGAAAATGCCCGTGGTGCATCGTGCCGAAAAAAGAAGGGCAGATTCGACCCTATCGAACGTGGCGCGAAATCAAACGCCCAGATAGCCGAGATATAGTGTTTATGGACAATAATGTTCTCGCATGTGAACACGGGCTTTCGCAAATTGAAGATATGGGCGGTCAAAATATCCGCGTAGATTTTAACCAAGGATTGGACGCAAGGTTGATAACACCAGAAGTTGCAAGGATGCTATCGCGGCTCAAATGGATACGTTTTGTCCGTATGAGCTGCGACACCGACGCTGTACTCGATACCGTTAAGAGTGCGATCCGATATCTGGGCGAATCAGGGGTAAAGCCTTACCGGGTTTTTGTTTATCTGCTTGTGCAGGATGTGGATTCGGCGGAGCGGCGAGCACTTGCGTTGCGAGAAATCGGCGCGGAGGTTTTTGCACAGCCCTATCGCGACTTTACAACAAACACTGAACCGCCGGAAGAACTTAGGCGTTTCGCGCGCTGGGTAAACCGTAAAGCGATTTTTAAATCGACGAAATGTTTTTCCGAATATTGGAGGAAATGACCGATGAAATGTAAATGGTACGCCGAGTTTGAGGGCGTGTGCACCAATGGCGAGTGTCCGTATCGCATCGACACATGCCCGACGAGCGAACACCCGGAGGTGTGCAAGTATGCGGAAAAGAAGCCCGAAATTCCGCAGTTAAGCGCGGAAGAGCTGGCCGAGACACTGAGGCTCTGCGGTAGCGCGAGTTGCACAGGTTGCGCACTTTATGGGTTTTACGACTGCGGCAGCATCATAAATCTGCAAGCTGCCGACATGCTGGAAAAGCTGGCGGCGGAGAAGGACGCGAAGAAAGCCATGAGTGAAGCGAAAAATCAAAGGCTTATTGATGTGGATGCTCTGCTGGAAGCTATGCCGAAGGATGATGTGCTGCTGTCTTGCGATGTGCGCAAAGTGATTCTCGATGCGCCTATTGTGGACGCTGTGCCGCTTGACTTTCACAATCTCTGCTTGGAAATTGGTCGAGCGGAGATAGAGAAGCTCATAGCGCTTGTGAAGAAGAACGAGTGGATCAGCGTTGAGGACGGGCCGCCGAAGAACGAACAGGAAGTCCTTATCTACTGTAACCGTGATGGATTTAAGTTTGTCTGCCCGGCTATCTATGAAGACGGAACCATGTTGACACAGAATAGCTGCTGGAACTGGTGCGACATAGAAGAGTACGGCACTTATAGCGAAGAAAATGATGATTATTTCGTGGCGAAAGGCTGGTGGGAGAATAGGCAGTTTACCCCGGACGATGTGTATAACTGCCCAGTAGACTGCGAAGTTACTCACTGGATGCCGCTCCCCAAACCGCCGAAGGAGGAAGAACGATGAGCACCACCGAGGAGCGTATGCTTGAACGGCTAAATGAGAACATTGGCGTTTTTACTAGATTGGCAAACACGATGAACGTCAACCGAACCGCCGCCTATGACGAGTGGATTGAGCAGCAACGAACGGCGATTTCAGCGATTGAAACTTGCCGTCAACTTAAAAAATCCTTGTTTGGCAAGGAGAATGTGCCAAATGATGAGCTTGTCAGCATGGTTTTGCAACTTAAATCTGGAAGCGGGAGGAAGAGCGATGAAAACGCCTGATGAGATCAAAAAAGCCGTGATCCTGTGCATTTTGAGTGAGTGCTGCGAGGCTTGCCCATATTACGAGGACGTGAGTTGTAGCACAATGCTGATGCTTGACGTTTTCGCCTGCATCGAAGCGTTTGAAGCGGAAAGAGAGGAAAAGAGCAATGAAAGCAACGCCTGACGAGCTAAAGAGTTTCGCCAAAATTTGCACGAATGGCATGTGTAGCAAGCAATGCCCGTACTACGAGATCGAGAATTGCATTAAAACCCTGATACTGAACATGCTCGCCTACATCGAGCAGCTTGAAGCGGAAAGAGAGGGAAAGAGCGATGAGCGAAACGCCTAAATGCCCGTATTGCGGAGACAGAATGGCGCTCCACGTTCTTCCGCATACAACCGAGCATGAGTTCTTCTCGGCATGGTATCAATGTGTGACGTGTGAAAGCACATCGCCGCGACTTGAGTTTATCGGGAACACGTCGCAAGCCAAAATTGAAGAACGGCTGCAAGCTGTGTCGTCGCGCCGCGTCAAACCGAAAAACCGCGTGCTGACGCTGGAAGAGGTTGCAAAAAGCGAGGTCATGTGGTACGACGACCGCCTGAGGACGAGAGCACGAGTAGTTATTCTGGGATGGGGACGATGTGAGCTTGATTTCACAAAGCTAGTAGATCGTTGCGGAGATGAATTTTATCGGAAGAATGCGTCTTATAACGATTTCTGGCGCTGCTGGCTGTGCAAGCCGACGGAAGCGGAAAGGCGGGAAACGCCGTGGGCAGGTGATAGCCATGAATAACGCGCCATGCCGCGACTGCGTGAGCCGCGAGGCGGCTGTCACGCGGGATGCGAGAGATACAAGGCGTATGCCGACGGCAGGAAGACGGCGCTGGAAAACCGATACACGGCTTGCATAGAAGGCACGGGCAAAAAGCGCAGTCACGAGCGCTGGCTTGACCAGCAGAAAAGGAGGGCACGGTGAAAATAATGGCCATTGACCCCGGAACGACGGAAAGCGCCTACGTCATTTTAGACGATCAATACCAAATCCTTAGTGCGGACAAGGTGGGGAACGATGTGGTCTTGTCCATCATCGCAGACGCGCCGGGGCTGGATGCGGTCATCATCGAGGACATCGAGCCGAGATACAGCAGCACGGACAGGAGCGCGGCGGGCGCGGTGATGGGGCAAAGCACCATCGAGACGATCAAGGCGTTTGGCCGGTTCAGCTGGCAGGCGTCGCTCCGGGGGCTGATGGTCGGGTCGATCTTCCGGCGGGATGAGCGGTCTTGCCTCATCCCGACAAAACGGAACGGGCTGCCGCCGCTGCCGGAGACTGCGCCCAAACACGCAGACGGGCAGATTCGCGCCTCGCTCATCCGACGGTTCGCACGGCACGATCAAGAGCGCGGACGGGGAACAAAGGCAAACCCTGATACATTTTACGGCTTCCGCGGCGACATGTGGCAGGCGATGGCGGTCGGCGTGACGTGGCTCGACCGGGAAAAATGGAGGGCGAAATGCGAGCGGAAAGAAAAGACGCGCAAGCGCTGATTGATTGCTCTTTCGCGGCGTATGAGTACAAACTAGAGCTTGAAAAGTACGAGAACCGGAGTGCGAAGGGAAGCGATCTCGACGGGATGCCCAAACAGCGCGGCGCGGTGCGCGGGCTGGAAGCCGGATTGATACAGGATTTGAGCGCAAAAGAAAAGCTGCATGAAAAGCATGCGGCTTTTCTGCGCGCTCAGAAGAAAGCGCTGCGGGCGCTTGACAGAATCGTGTTGTATCAGCCCCAGCAGGGCGAATACATCAAGGGGATGCGGGCATTTATCCGGCTGTATTACATCGACGACAGGCCGCTCAAGGCCGCATGCGCAGAGGCCGGAATCCACAAGCGGACTGCGTTTAGATACAAGTCGGCGATATACAGGGCGGCGAACAGCAAAAATAAACCCGGCTAAATGCCGGGCTTTTTTGCGCGTAACATTGCAAGGCGAACCGTATTATGATATCATATAAGCGCAGGAAGGAGCTGATCGAGCGGTGAAGGGCGTGAAACTTGATCTGGTTGGTCAACGTTTTGGGCGGTTGACGGTGCTCGAACGGATAGGATCAAACGGCGGGAGATATGTCTACTGGCGCTGCAAATGCGACTGCGGGAACATCGTAGACGTTGCGACGCGGTGGCTGCGGAGCGGCGGAATAGTCAGCTGCGGATGCAACCGGCGGGAGAAAAGCCGCCAAAACCTGAACACTGTTCCGCTCGACGAAAAGCTGGGGCGTTTTGACGGGTGCAATTTTGCAAGACTGCGGTCAAACAAGCCGCAGAAAAACAACGCTTCCGGCTATCGCGGGGTCGTGCAACTGCCAAGTGGCAGGTATTACACGGCTGTCTATTATAAGGGCAAACAGTATCACGCCAAAGGGACATTCGACCGTGCGGAAGATGCGTACAACGCGGCGGAAAAATTGCGGGAAGAACTCATTGCCCGGTATAAATTGGAAACAGACATCAGCAGCGCAAATCGGGAAGAAGCTGCAAGAGAAACGCAAGAGAAATCTGGGCGGCAAACAAAAAAGGGTTGACATCCGAGAATATGTCATGTATAATAAATGTGTCTTGGAGATGGCAACGTCTCCATGTGGGGTTGAAATATTGGATTGTTTAGTAGCGTGGGTGCTACAAAGAGAAGCGGAAGAGTGATCTTCCGCTTCTCTTTTTTTAATCCTTCCGGCGCTGCCACTCGTCCGGACTTGGGTACTGCCGCCCGGCATCGTAGGCAGCTTTCAGCAGCCGCATAACATCGCCGATGTGCTCGGCGCTGTACTTGCTCCACCAGTCATCCGGGATGTACTCGAGCAATGCGCCGCAAGTGCCGGGGAAGCGGCGCCATCCGCTGTACTCCTTGGCCTGCTCAACCTTGAGCTGTAGGCGGCGCTCGGCGGCGGTCAGGCACTCATACGCTTCGCGGGTGAGGGTGTCGCGCATTTTAAGCTTCTTCATGTTGTTTCGTCCTTTCTGCCCCTTGATGGGCTGCACCTGTATTATAGCATTAACGTTGTTCGGCGTAAATCAAAATCACGCCGATTGGTTAGAGGTGATCTGCGTCGCCTCCAAAGGTTGACATGTGGCTCATTATGGGCACACAGGCCGCCAGAATGGCGGCGGTCACGGAAAATAGAAACCAAAACATTTTTTATTTACCTCCTTGCTTACCCGTTGCCGGGGCTTTCTTCCCTGCCCAGATAGACCGGGCAGGGTGGAAAACCTCACCAATTTTTGTATTGCTCGACCATTCGCGCATAATCTGCGCGCGCCTCGGATTCGGTTAGGAACCGTCTCAGCTCGATTTCTGCGCCTGTCGGCCTCATGGCGATGACCTCATAGAGATCATCGGCAAGCTGGCAAGCGTCGATGATTAGGCGATGCTTTCCGCTTCCGTACTCGGTGCGGCAGCCTTCGACATGCACGGGGATTTTGTAATAATCTTTCATGGTTTTTCCTCCTTCTTTTAGCCTTCTGTCAAAGTACAATCTGCTTTGCGCGCATTGCGTCGCGCAGATTCTCTTTCATCGCGCGCCGCCAGTCCTCCGCCCAGCGGCACACGGCGTTTTGCACCCAATACGGGACGGCCAGCCGGTCGAGCCGGTCAAAGATGGCGCGGATCGTTGTATCGGTGCGGTGATCCTCGTTCTCGTCCAGCTCGCCACGCTCGCGGCTCCATGCCCGATCTGATACCCAGTAGGCAAGCCCCTCCAATTCGTCGCGCTGCTCGCGCGTTGCGGTGAAAGTCATCATGCTGTGATCCCCTTTCAATTTCGGTTTTGTCGCCTGCCATCATCAGCGCCGGGAGGCGATTCCCGGCGGACGCTCGCCCCGGTGGGGCGGCGTTTCGGCTGTCATTAGTCGGCGGGATAGATATACGCGTCGGCGTATCCGCTGCGCTCAGGCTCCCAGCGGCGGCGCTCACGTTCTGCGCGCGCCAGTCGCTCGGCCTCGCGGCGGGTGATGCGCTCCCAGCCGTCACTAGCGGACAGCTCAGCGCCGCCAACGGTATAGCGCAGGTCGTATTCGTTGGAAAAGTCGCGGGGATACCGCACATAATAGGCGCGGCGGGCGGTGGTGTATTTCATGTGTGATCACTCCTTTCCGTCCGCCAGCATGAGGCGGCTGTATATGCTGTCGATGCGGGCGCAAGCCTGACGCAGTGCGCGGGCTTGCGTGTCCAGCCACTCTTCGCGGGCGTTGGGTCTGCGCTCGCCGTTGCGGGTCTTCACAAGCTCGGACGGGGAGCAGAGACGCGCGGCAATGTCGCCGTTATAGATCAGTGCAGAGCCGCCCCAGCTGTATTCGCTCCAGGTTTGTGCGCCGTTGAGCATCCACGCCCGGCGCTCGTTGCCCGTCTGCGGGTCGCGCCCCTCATAGGCCGCGCGCTCCGCCAGCTGCTCCACCAGTTCCAGCGCGTAAGCGGTTACGCCGCGATCCCATGCGCTACGGTCTTTGCGGGCTTCCAGCGCTTCGCGGATGCTGTTATAATTGGTCTTCATAATTATCCTCTCTTTCTGCCCCCGGTGGGGGCTGTCGCGGTTTGTGCCGCTGTCCTTTTGATGGCTACAGTATACAAGTAGACTGGAACCTTTGCAATACCGGAAATGTGAACGAATATTCCAGTCTACTTGTATATGAAATTTGTGCAAGTTGTACAAGTTGACTGGAAAAGCGTGAATGTGGTATACTATGGACATCAGATGAGAAGGGAGGATTAAATCATGGCGACAACATCAGCGGCAAAGATACGCGGCAACATTGCATACAATCGGAGACAAGACAGCATCACAATCAGACCGTCAAAGGACGACGGCGCGCAGATACGCGCGGCGGCTGCGGCGGCTGGTCAGCCGGTGCAAGTCTACATCAAGCAGGCCTGTTTCGAGCGCATGCGGCGCGATGGCTTTGCGAAGCCAGATGACGCAGATCAGGCCGACACCTGACACATTCACCCCGACGGGCTACGGCTCGCCGGGGCTTTTTTGCGCTCGTATGCGGGGAGTGGATCGGAAGGAAAGTTGCTGCTGTGGGTCTGTCACTCCTGTCATGGTGTGTCACTTGCGCCACGCTTGACAGTATGATATTGTATAATCGTCCTCGGACGCGGGACGAGGTCCGCGGACTTCGTCGCCGCGGCCTACGGGCGATTATACGTAATTATGACATTTCGGGCGGCTGTACGTGTTGCACGTGCGGCCGCCTTACCATATAAGCGACTGTTTGCGGCGACGTGCTGACGTGCTCACAATCGGGCGCGGGCTGGATCGCATGACCGGCTGACGCTGACGAGGGAGACAGGCCGGACACGATGGGGGACACGATGGGGGCGCTGGCGGGGAGGCTTCACCGCGCGCCGATCTGGCCGGGGGGCTGGGGGCTGCTCCATCAGATGAGGCCGACCGGATGACGGCCAGCTGCCGACTGGCGGGCGTCCCTCCTTATATAGTAGAGACTGCGGCGGGATGCTGGGTGATTATGCCGCGGATTATGCCGCGCGGGAGCTGTTCACGCAGAGAAAGTCAGCATTATATAGGATTGTTTGCCGACGGATAGCGGGTTAATAGCCCGTCACCGCGCAGGGCGTACACCAGCGCGCCACACACACGGCGCAGGGCGCAAAATCTGAAAGCAGATTCGCGGAGAGGCCACCCCCAACCCCACATTGACCACCTGCGCGCGGGCTTTACCCGCGATATCATATGCCTCCCCGACCGGCGGGCGTACCCCTGCCGGGGCAAACCGAAAGGAAAATCGGGGACAGAGAAAAAGCCAAACCAACATTTCCAGAGCGAAAGCGCGCTTTGGAAATGTTTTTATACTCATGGGCAAGGATGAAAAAAGGAGGAATGCGAGCATGAGTAAGAAGAAAGCGAGAACGCCGCCGAAGAACCAGAAGGTGATGCCGGAGCAGCGCAGAGAGGTTGTGCGCCGGTATGTAGAGGACTATGAATCCGTTGCTGATCTGGCGGAGGAATACGGTGTCAGCACAATGACGATTCGACGGATTCTGTGCGAGGCGGAGAACGCGGACAAGATCAAGGCGCTCAAGGAAGCGCGGCTTGCGCAGGCGCAGCTTCGAATTTTGGAACAGGTGCCGATTGCACTTGACCGCAATGAAGAGATACTGGAAACGAATTATGACCCGGCTTTCCAGTATCTGTGGCAGAACGCGATTCGGGACACGCTCGACAGGGCGGGCATCAAAGCGCCGAAGGAAGAGGAGCGGGATATCAACATCACGTTCACGGGCGGCGGTTTCGATGTGAACATGCCGGAGGATGAAGGCGAATGAGCCAGATTTCGCTTGACTATGTGCCGACGAAGAAGCAGCGGATGTTTCACGCGAGCCGGAGCGGAGAGGTGCTGTACGGCGGCGCGGCGGGCGGCGGAAAGAGCTATGCGATCGACTGGGATGCGTTTATCCGCTGCCTGAAATATCCGGGGACGAACGCATACTTATTCCGCCGGACGTTTCCGGAGCTGGAACAGACGCTCATCAAAACCATGCGCTCGATTGTGCCGGAATCGCTGGGGCAGTATTACGCGGGCGCGCATGAAATGCGGTTCGTCAACGGAAGCACGGCGCGGTTTTGCCACCTGAGCGACGAGGGAGACACGATCAAGTATCAGGGCGCTGAAATCCAGTGGCTGTACTTTGACGAGCTGACGCACTTTTCGGAAGGCATGTACAACTACATCAAGACGAGATTGCGCGCGCCGAAGCGGCTGGGCGTTCATCCCTGCGTGCGGTGCGCGAGCAACCCCGGCGGGCCCGGTCACGGCTGGGTCAAGGCGCGGTTCGTCGATTCGACGGATGTTGGAACGCACACGGTTGTCAAGAACACGGAGATCATGGGTCAGGACGGGAAGATGAAAACCAAGAAGTCGGTCTGCGAATACATCCCGGCGACGGTTTACGACAACCCGCACATCGACGAAATGTACATCGTCGAGCTTCAAAACAAGCCTTCCAAGCTGCGGGACGCGCTGCTTTACGGCAAGTGGGATGCGTTCGAGGGGCAGGCGTTCCCCGAGTTCACCAACGACCCGGCGCATTACGCGGACGGGAAGAATACGCATGTCATTGACCCATTTGACATTCCGCTGAACTGGACGCGGTACGTCAGCTTTGACCACGGTTTTTCAAGGCCGTTTTCGCTGGGCGCGTGGGCGGTTGACCCGGACGGGCGGGTTTACCGCTACAAGGAGCTGTACGGCTGCAAGGCGGGCGAGGCGAATGTCGGCCTGATGATTACGCCGGGCGAGATCGCGGCCAGAATGGCGGACTGGCTCGAACCGGAGTTCAAAGAGGGAATCCATATCACGGGCATTGCCGACCCGGCCATCTGGGACGAGAGCCGAGGGACGAGCGTGGAAGAACAGATTCGCAAGGTCTTCAACGGCGTGATCTTCCGCAAGGGCGACAACACGCGCATGCCGGGCAAGATGCAGCTACACGAGCGGCTGCGCTTTGGCGAGGACGGCAGGCCGATGATGTATGTGTTCAGCACATGCAAGGATTTCATACGCACGATTCCGACGCTGTGCTACGACGAGCACAAGGTTGAGGACATCGACACGGCGGGCGAGGATCACATTTACGACGAGACGCGGTATTTCCTGATGTCTAGGCCGATTGCGCCCAGATTGCTGAAACCGGTGAAGAAGAAGCCGGTATGGAACCCGCTGGATTAAGGAGGACACATGAATAAGAGAAAGAGAGATTCCCCGCCGGGCGATATTCGGCAGAGCGCGCCGTGCGACGCGGGCGAACAGCCGCTTGACGAGCAGCAAAAGGCGCTCGTCTCCCGCGCGTACAGCCTGTTTTCCGAGTTTGTAGACGACCTGCGGGACGATCACCAAGAGATGCGCGACGCGCGGGCAATGCGCGCCCTGCGGCAGAACGAGCGCAGTTTTACGTCGCCGCCGTCCAACACGCTCAACAGCTGTATCGACAACGTAATCGCCGACCAGATCGACAACATGCCGGAGGCACTCATGCTGCCGGAGCGCGAGGACACGGCCAACAGCGCAGAGGAAATGAGCGATGTGGTCAGTTTCGTGCTCTATCAGTCGGCATGGCCGGATGCGTATCAGACGATCATCGAGGACGCGGCGGTTACGGGCACGGGCATTGCACAGGTCTTTTGGGACGACGACGCGGACGACGGGAACGGCATGGTTTCCGTGCTTGCGTGGCATCCCGAAGATTTCTATCCCGACCCGACGCAGGAGAACATTCAGGACGGGCGCGCCTGTTTCAAGGTGACGCATACCACGGTCGCATGGGTGGAGGAACACTACCCGCATGCGCGCGGGTATGTGCACGGCGATCATATGGACGACGCGCAGGAAATCGCGACACAGGACGTTGTGGACGGCGACAGCCGGACGACGCTCATTGAGTTCTGGTACAAGCGGTACGACGCAAAGGCGCGAAAGAACCGCGTACACATGGCGCAGATGGCCGGTCACGCGCTGCTGTACAGTACGGAATTGTGCTTCGGCGGCGTAAAGGAAGGCGATTACCCGGAGGGCGTATACGCGCACGGGGAATATCCGTTTGTGCTCTACAAGTATCGGTCGGTATGGCGCAGGCCGTTCGGAACAGGGCTTGTGCATGATTACATCGACACGCAGACGGCGATTGACCGGATGCTCAAATACATCGACGACAACGCGCGCGCAAGCAGCGTACAGCGCATCTTTGTACGCAAGGGCAGCGGCGTGAACCCCGACGACGTGGCCGACATGCGCAAGCGGATCATCGAGTGGGAAGGCAGCGACGTTCGCGAGGCCATGCAGGTGGTGCAGGCGAACCCCATCAACAATCAGGTGTACACGACACTTGAATATCTGGTGGACAGTATGAAGCAGGACTGCGGACAGAACCAGTTCTCACGCGGCGAGGGTGGCCTCGGCGTGACGGCTGCGGCGGCCATTCAGGCCTTGCAGGAAGCAGGCGGCAAAACGACGCGCTGGCACACCGAGCGGTTCAAGAACGCCTTCCGCCGGATGGTCGAACAGATTTTGTGGGTGCTGAGCGACTATCTGGACGCGGACAGGAGGGTGCGCATCGTCGGCGGCTGGGATTCCAGCGGGAACATGAAGGACAGGATTGTTGAGCTGATCGCCCCGACGCGCGAGGGTGGGAAGCTGCCCAAGCCTGCCTACACGGTTCGCGTTCAGGTGCAGAAGAACAATCCGCTGCAAATTCAGGCGGACAACGAGTTCTTGATGCAGGTGGCGCAGATTTGCGGGCAGGCCGGTCAGGCGCTTCCGCCGGAATCGGTCATTAGCCTGATGGAGGGTTACCGCACGAAGAGCAGCGTACTCAAGATGGTCAAAAATAACAGCCAGCAGCAAGCCATGATCGAGCAGATGCAGGCGCAGATTGAAGCGCTGACGGCGCAGAATCAGGGCATGCAGGCGGTAATCGGCGAATACCGGAAGGCGGACGCAACGCCCGCCGAAATCGAAAAGAAGCGGCAGGGCGTAGATTACAGCGGGCTGCTGCAAAGTGAAGATTCGACGCAGGACAACCCTGCTTGAATGACAACGCGGAAAGGCGCGAAAAGAAAGGATACCGAACATGGATGAGCTTGAAAATGCGGTCGATATGATGATGGGTTCTGCGGACGACGCGCAGGAAAGCAACGAGATCAGCTTGGATGACCTCATGGACAACCTGACCGGCGCTTCGGAAACGGAAGAAGAAACGGCTGAACAGACGGGGGACAGCGCCCCGGAAACGCAGGAGCAGAAACCGGACGGGGACAAGGACAAGTTTTCGCGACGGATTGCGTCGGCGCTTGCGAACCAAAGGAAGGGTTTTCAGAAAGAGCTGGACTTCTCCGCGAAGGTTCGGGGCGTGTCAGGCGACATGACCGAGGACGAGATTGCCGAAGCGCTCAGAAGCTATCAGGCTAGCAAGATTGCCAAGGGCGACGCGGACATCAGCGAGAAGGCCGCGCGAAAGATTGTCGAGGAGCGGGAAAAGGCGGCGGCCGGACAGGCCGGAAACCGCGAGGCGGAGATCACAAGCGGGCTGAACAGCCTGATTGACGACGGCTGGACGATGGAAGAGCTTCGGGCTTTTTCCGGCGATGAGCAGGTCAAGCAGGATGTGAACAGCGGCATGAGCATCCGTAAGGCCGCCAAAGCATACTTGCAGCGCGAGGCCGCGCCGAAGGAGACCACGCCGGTCAAGCGGCGCAGCGTACCGACGGCAAAGACGGCGGGCGCAGGCAATGTGCCGGAAGAGAACAAAATCGAGAACATGACAGACGCGGAATTTGCCCGTTTTTCTGACAGAGCGCAGGAGATGATGATGGAGGGCAAGCGCGTCAGATTTTAAGGAGGACGCTTTATGGCGAACGCATACACCAACACCAACACCAACATGACGACCAGCACCGGCCTCACGCCGGGCATGCAGACCTACTACAACCGCGAGCTGCTGCGGACGTTTGAACCGCATCTGGTTCATCTTCAGTTCGGCGAGAACTACCGCATGCCGATGAACAGCGGCATCACGATGAACATGCGCAAGATGATTCCGGTCGCGGCGAAGACGACGGCGCTTGAGGAAGGCAATCCGGGCGACGGCAAGATGCTTGCCGAGGTCGCGGTCACGACCACCATTCAGCAGTTCGGCGACTACGCGAGGTGCAGCGATTGGCTGGACATGGTGCACCTCGATGAGAACATCACCCGCCGCGTTCAGCGCTTCGGCGACGCGGGCGCGCGCAGCGTGGACGCGCTCGTGCGCGATGAGCTGGCGACCTGCACCAATGTCATCTACGCGGGCGGCAAGACGGCGCGCGCTCAACTGACGGCGGCAGACAAGCTGACCAGCAAGGAGCTGCGCAAGGCGGTCAGAACGCTCAAGAAGAACCTTGCGGAGAAGTTCAACGGCTACTACGTCGCCATCGTTGGCCCCGACACCGTGTACGACCTTCAGGAAGACGATGCGTGGGTCAAGGTGAGCGAGTATCAGGACAAGGAGAACATCTACACGGGCGAGGTTGGCCGCCTGTTCGGCATCCGCTTTGTGGAGAGCACCGAGGCGAAAATCTTTGAGGGTGTGGGCGCGAGCGGCGCGGACGTGGCGAGCGTCATTGTGCTTGGCCGCTACGCCTACGGCCTGACGAGCCTCAAGGGCAACAAGCCGCGTGTTGTCGTCAAGACTGCGGGCAGTGCGGGCACGGCTGACCCGCTCGACCAGATTTCTACGGTCGGCTGGAAGCTGGATGGTTTCGCGGCGAAGCTGCTACAGCCGGAGTTCGCGGTTCGCATCGAGTGCGGATTTACCGCCTAATAATCGGCGGGGGTGTGAGGACACTCCCGCCTTTTTCTTTTAGATCGAAAGGAGAACAAACATGGAAAATCTCAACACCATCACGTCAATGAAAATGGAAAGCTCCGTGCTCAAGGACAAGTGCGAGGCGACGAAGGCGAACATCAAGAAGATGATGACGCAGGCGGGCGTTGTTGAAACCTACAAGACCGTCAAGGTGAACATCCCGAAGATTCCGGGCGACGGCGACGACGTGCAGTTCGTCGGTCTGAACGGCGTGAATTTTTATTTTATGAAGGGCACGACGATTGACATGCCCGAACCGCTGTACAACCTGTTGCGCGACTGCGGCAAGATTTAAGGAGGGATAGCCCATGACGCTAAGCCAAATCATCGCGCACGCGCTTCGTCAACTGGACGAGGACGCGGAGGACGTGAGCGAATACGAAGAGAGTTTCAAGGTATACGCGAACATGGGCTACGACATCGCGGTTCGCGAGTACATGAAACCGCGCCGGATTTTTTATACGGATGTGGACGAGGAAGGGAACGCACCCGTTCCGGGCATGCTGGCCACGCGCGTGGTGGAGCTGCGGGACGAATACGGCTATGACGTGGGCTACGACCTTGACCCGGACGGGCGCGGGCTGCACGTCTGGCGGGACGACCTGACGGGAAAGACGCTGCGCGCCGTATGCGAGGTGGCGTTTTACCCGATGGAGGACGGGAGCGACGAGCCGCAAATTCCGGAATATGCGCACGCGGCGCTTGCGGACTACATTTGTTACCGCCATCTGTCCAGCGGGAATCTGGCCAAACAGAGCCGGGCGCAGTTCTACCAGAACAGCTTCTATCAGACGATGCAGCGGATCAGGCCGCAGGGCATGGGCAGCGTGACGCGGTTTGAGCATCTATACGAGGTCACGGACGCGAGGTATCGCCGATGAGCATTTCAGACAGCGATTATCAGGGGCGGTTCACGATCCCCACGCCGAAGGGCGTCTATCAGGCAGCGGGCGACACGAACATCAACACCGACTACGCCTATCTTGCGCAGAACATCCGCACGGAGCGCGGGCTTTTGGCTTCGAGCTACGGCACGAGCCGCGCGTTTCCGGCGCTGGGCGCGCAGATTGAGACGCTGGCGCGGTTCTATCGGCGCACGAGACCGGACGACGCGGACGTGTACGTTGCGGCGGCGGGCGGTGCGATTTACACCTACACGATGGGCACGGAGGGCTGGGTGAAGCGCTCGGAGGGGTATAAGAGCGACGTGTGGTCTTCCGTCACCTACGAGACGACGGAGGGCGGGGCGACGGTGGATATCCTGATCCTCTCCAACGCGAAGGACGGCATGATCGCGGTATACGGAAGCGACCTTCGGGTAGAGAAGAAGGCGCTGACGATTGGCGACGCATACGCCGAGGTGAAGTTCGCGACGCTAGGACGGCACGCAGAGCGCATCTGGGGAACGGGCGCGGAAGGATACCCGGACAGCATCTTTTATTCGCGGCCATACGACCCGTTCAACTGGACGAATGTTGCTGAAACACCGGAGCTGGGCGGCGGCGTGATTAATCAGCCGACATGGGACGGCGACAAGTTTATCGCGCTGGAACCCTTCGGCGGGTATCTGCTGGCGGTAAAGGAGCAGACGATCTTCGAAATTCGCGGCACCGACCCGAGCAGCTTCACGATCACGGAGGCCTACGGCACGGATGGACCCGTCGAAGAGCGGAGCATCTGCACGGACAGGACGAGCATGCTGTACCTGTCGCAGAACGGAATCGGCCTGTACGACGGAAACACGCTGCGGCTGCTCAGCCGGGACGCGCTGTATGAAACGATGCGGATGCGCATGGAGGGGATGGACGGCGCGGCGAGAGCCTGCGTATGCAACCACATCTACTATCTGGCCATGTGCATCAAGGAAAACGAGAGCGACGTTTTGAGCGAAAACAACACGGTGCTCGAATACGACACGGAGCGCGGGACGTTCATGGTTCGAAAGGGCATGCGCGTCAAGGACTTCTTTTCCGTCGGCGGGACGGTGTACTTCACGCAGGCGGACGAGCCGTTCGAGGTGCTGCGCTACGGCGACCCGGCGAGCGGCGGCTATCTGGGCGCGCCGATGGAATGCCTGTGGGAAACGCCGTGGCTCGATCTGGGAAAGGCCTACATGAAGCGCGACTTTGTGCTGCGGTTTACCGCGGACGCGGACGAGAACGACGTGCCGATTGAAATGACGATCAAGACCGAGCGCAGGGAAAAGACGCGGGTGGTTCTGCTGCAAAGGCAGAGGAAGGACTACCGGGTGAAGATTCAGGTGAGCGGCGTTCGGATGAAGCTGAAAATCAGAAGCCACGCGAAGGCGGCGGGCTGGCGGATTTACGGCGGGGTGCAGGCGGAATATTCGCTTGACGAGGTGTGAGCATGGCATTTAAGCAACCGAGAGTTCCGCAGGAGACGGGCGGGACGCTTGCGGCATACGTTCGAAACCTGACGATGTTCCTGCGCGATTTCTGTATGGCGAGCTGGAACGCGGACAGGCTCAAGGACGCGGAGATCGAGAAGATCAAAAAGCGGTTAGACGCGCTGGAAGGGAAGTGAGAACATGGCGAAAAGAACGACGACGGAGACGTTTCAATCCTCGACGACGAACAGCAGAGAGCACAGTCAGAGCCAAAGCCAAAGTCAGAGCCAGAGCACGACAAAGAAGCTGCTGGACAGCGAATTGCTCAGCCAGATTCTCGGCGGGCTGGCCGGGAACATGACGGATAAGGAGATTGCGGCGTTTGCGGAAAACCTGCTGCGGCCGCAGCTCAACGCGGGGATTGAGGCCAGCCAGCAGAATTTTGAAACGACGAAGCTGAGCAAGGAGCAGGAGATCGCGAACCTCGCGGCCAACCTGACGCGCGCCATCGACGAGCAGAACAGCGTCTACCGCCAGAGCAAGGCGAACGTGGAGACGGCGGCACTAAACCGGGGCATGGGCAGGAGCAGCTACACGCTGCAAACGCTCGCCAATCAGGGCGACGCGCTGGCGAAGGCTGTACGGGAGCTGACGGACGAGAACGCGCGCAAGACCGGGCAGATTCAAGACCAGATCACGCAGGCGGCGAAGCAGAACAGCCAGACGCAGGGACGGCTGAACACGGACTTTGCCAGCCAGTTGGCGGCGAAGGTGCAGGAGCTAAAGGACACGCAGCGCCGGGAGTACAACAGCAACTACCTGACGGCCATTTCCGCCGCGATGGGACAGCAGACGACCGGCACCCAGCAGACGACCGGCACGACCGACACGACGGGCACGACCGACACGGCGAGCCACACGACGAGCACGACGGGAAGCGCGGGGAGCGGGTCGGGGAGTAAGAAGAAAAAGGCAAGCAGCGACGTTGACGCGATTTCATACGGATAAGGAGAGCCTATGAGCAAGTGGAATGACCGAAAAAAGAAGGACGACGAGCAGAACGCGCAGATCGAAAAGCCGGAAGAATCGACGGCGAAGGATTACAGCGCGGGCGCAATCGGAAAAGCGTATGCGAATACCGAACGCCCGGCGATGAAAACGGCGCAGGCGCCCAGCTTTGACGAGCCGAGCCTGACGGGCGTATACGGCTTGCAAAAGAACAGCAAGGGCGAATCGGTCATGGACATGACCGGGAAGACCAGCGGTTCCCTTCAAGGCATGAAGCTTGCGCTGAACAACGAGCTGACCATTTCCGGACAGACGAAGCTGAAGCAAAGCCTGAACAAGCAGATTGACAGCGAGCAGGAAACGCGGCAGAAGAACGCCAATGCGCGCAACACGGCCATGCTGGAGCTGGCTGAAATGCCCCTGATGGGCTTTGACGGACAGAGCATCAACGCAAATACGGCGGACGCGGCGACGGTGATTCGCGGCATCAATTCCATTGCGGACGACACGCTTCGCGCGCGGGCGGCAAAGGCGTTTAAGACGCTGACGCAGACCGAGGGCAGCCGATTCTACGGCGAAAATGCGGACGGCGTGGGCACGTTCCTTGAAAGCGCGAACCTGACCCGTGACGAATACAGGGACGCGGCAGAGGACTACGCGAACCGATTCTACGGCGACGGAAAGCACGACAAGGAAGACGCGGCGGCATACCTCAAGGCGCGGCAGGAGATCGAGGAAAGCGAATACTCCGACTATGCGAAAAGCCAGTTGACGGCGGCGCTGGACAAGGCATACACGGGAATCACGGGCGGGAAAACGCCTTCTGCCAGCGCAGACGACGCGCCCGCCGAGGCGACAGACGAGGAACGCACGACCGAGGAAGAACAGAAGAAAGAGAAGAAGCCCGGATTTTGGAGCGGCCTGACCGGGAAGGTGCCCGAGCAGGACGAACAGACGGAAGAAAAGGCCGAAAATCCCGCGAAGGCGAAGGCGGAGAGCCAGATTGTTTCCCAAACGATGACGGCATCGACCACGCCTGGTTTCCCGACGACGGCCAAGGAGAAGGACGAGGACAGCGGCAAAGCGCCGGAAGTGCAAGGCCCCGTTCAGATGACCCCGGAAGAGCGGATCATTGCGCAGGGCGGGATGAGCTTTGCGGAATGGATGGCGGCAACTCCTTCCGTCAGCTCCGCTGACACCTCCCTCGAAGAGGGAGGCAGGGCGCAAAAAGAAAAGGAAACGGCGCAGACCGTCGGCGAGGCGGCGGACGCGCTGCTCAAGGGACGGTATGACCAGATCGAGGGCGCGGGCAAGGATGAACTGGATCGCATGCTGGCAGAGAGCGGGAACGCGCGGCGAATGATCGGCACGCTGACGGAAGCGGACAGCCAGCGTATTATCCTCGGAAACGACATGGCCGACGCGGTGACCTACGGGAACATCGCGGCGCAGGGACAGACGGTCAAGACGCTGTACGACGTGATGAAGAGCGATTCCTTCCCAGACGAGCTGCGGGGCGACGTGATGGCGCAGATGGTCGTATGGGCGGCGCAGGCCGAGGCGATGGAGCAAACGGGGACACTGGGCGGCGACGCAGAGCTGCCGCTGATGGAGCGCCTGCTCACCACGGACGAACACGCGATGGACGAGCTGGCAAGCATCTACGCGGCCAGAGACGAGCTGCTGGCCGACAAGGCCGACATGCGCAGGGCGCAGGAGGAGGCGAGCGCGCAGGCGCTCAGCGACGCGCGCACGGCGGCGCTCAAGGGAACGGCCAGCGAGGAACAGCTCGCGCTTGTGCGCCAAAACGCGCAGGCAGGGCAGGACGAGCTGAACGCGGACATGGGCTACGTCGGGCGGCTGGCGGCGGTGGACGACTATTTCAGGCCGGGCGCGAGCAAAAATGCGATCAGTCCGTTTGACTTAAGCAGCGTGAAGCTGAACCTCGACGCGCAGGGCGTAATCGACACGGGCGACTATCAGGCGCAGCTCAGGGAGCAGATGGACGCGCTGCTCGAAGAGGACACGCAGACGGCGCTTGCGCTGGGGCTGACGCTGGACGAATACTACGCCAAGACGGGCGGCGTGGACATGAACGCGCTTTGCGAGCGCGCGGCCAGCCGCATCAGTCAGCAGGGCGCGGCGATCACCGACGAGGAAATGGCGGCGCTGGACGTTCCCTTCGGTCAGGGCGTGGGCGCAAGCTACACGGTCGGCGCGGGCATCCGCGCGGGCGGCGAACAATGGTATCTGGATTTCAAGGACAGCCTGTACACGGGCTATTCTCAAGGCATGGTGCTCGTCAACGCGGCGCGCATCCAGAACCGATACCAGAACGAATACGGCGCATATGGCCGGACGCAGTACCGCAAGGACATTGAAAGCGCGCTGGCCAGCGGGACGCTCGACGAGAACTACGCCAATGCGCTGAGAAAGGCGCTGGCCGGTGCGGCGGACGTATACCAGCTCGGCATTGACCCGATGGATTTTGAGGGGGATTTCCTCAAGAACAGCGCGGAGGTGCGCCGGGACATCGCGACGATGGAAGGATACATGCGCACGAACGCGACGGAGGATGAATTCAAGTGGTTCGGGCGCGTGAAGGGCATGACCTACAACGCGGTTTCGGCCGGTGTGGCGGCGGGAACGACGCTGGCGACGGGCAGCAGCCTGCTCGGCTTTAACACAGGGTACAGCGTCGTCGGGTTCAAGAACAACTTTGACGAGTATCTGCAAAAGGGGTACAGCATTGATTTCGCTCGATATCTGAGCGCGGTGAACACGGGGCTTGACTGCGCGTCGAACTTCGGCACGTTCGAGGGCGTATTGGGCAGGATGACGGGCATGAGCGCGCTGACGGAAGCCGCGAGAAGCCGGATCATCCGCAACCCGGCGGGCGCTTGCAGAGGCCTTGCGGCGATTCGAACGTTTGGCGAGGCGTTTAGCAAGGCGTTTGCCCAAAACGAATTTGACGAAGTGGTTCACGACGAATTCTTTGAAGGATTGTCGGCAAACTGGACGGACAACGCGCTGGGCGAAATCTTCCGCAAGGTGGACGCGGGCGAGGACATCACGTTCACGGACGGCCTGAATATGGCGCTGAACTTGCTGAATCCCAAGAACCTTGACGTGAAGGGCGCGGCGGAGGGCGTTGTCAGCGGCGCGGTGGAGAACGCCATCGGCGCGGTGCTGTTCTCCCTGTCCGGCGCGGCGGGAAGCGGCGTGGGCACGCTGCGCGGCGTGAAGGCGGCGCAAGACCTGATGAGCGGCAAGCGGACGGACGTGGAGAACGTCATTTTGGACGTGACAAAGACGCTGGGCGACGAGCAGGCCTGCGCGCTGCTCAACGACTATGCGCGACAGCAGAAGGAAAGCAAGGCCGTTGCCGAGGAAATCATCAGCGGGAAGGACGAGCGCGGAAGCGCGGCACACGCGGCAAAGGCCAAGCAGCAGGCCGACGAGGCGCGCGCACAGGCGGAAGCGGCGCAGACGGCGGCGGACAACAGCCGGGCGCAGTTCACGGAAGCGAGCGACGCAGTGATGAACGGCGACCTGACGCGGCAGAAGGAAATGACCGAGGCGCGCGTGCGCATGGGCGAAAACCAGAAAACCGCGAACGAGCAGGGCGCGGTCGCCGCGCGCAGAACGGACGAAATGCAGCAGGCGGCGGCACAGCGGCTGGCAGAGGCGAGACAGGCGGGCAGAAAGGCCGTCATCGCGGAGGACGCGGCGGCGCGGGAAGCCATGCTTGACGACCGGGAAGCGCGGATGCAGGCCATTGACAACGAGATTGCGCAGCTCGACGCGCAGCAGCAGGCGGCGGAAGAAGAATTCTACGCGGCGACGCAGAGCTATACGGAAGCGGAAGCCATGGGAATGGATGCGGAAACGCTTGGTCAGCTCGACGCGCGGATGAACGAGATCGGCGCGCGGCTGATGGCGCTTTACGACCGCCGGGAAGCGCTGCAAAACCCGGAGGCTTACGAGGCACGCCGGAAGGCGGAGACTGAAATCGCCGAGCGGGAGCAGCAGGCGCAGGAAGAATACCAAAGGCAGACCGAGCGGGAGCAGACACAGAGCGAGATGGACGAGATCGCCCCGGTGGTCAGGGACATTCGAAAAAAGCGCATCTGGCTGAACGAACAGCAGATTGCCGAGGTGCTGCACACGACGGGACTGCGGACAATCGCGCAGGTGAACCGCCAATACGGCACACAGTTCCGTGTCAACCGCAAGAGCGCGGACGTTGACCTTGACAGCGGCTTTTTCCGCGAACTGGCGGCGCAAATCCCCGGACAGATGGACGAGGCGAGCGCGCACCCGGAGACGGAAATTCTGAATCTGCTGGACAGGAGCGGCGAGCTGAAAGGCAAGCTGGGCGGGATGGAGGCCAGTATCGGAGAAGGCGGCGCGGAAGACTATCTGAACGCCGATGTTTCGCGCGGCAACCTTGACCCGGTGACGCAGAAGCTCGCCAGCAGCCTGAAACAGAAGACGGGGCTTGAGCTGATCGTCATGCCGCTGGCAGACAAGGTTCGCGGCTTCTACGATCGAGAGAACGGGCGGCTGATTCTTTCAAGCCGAATCGGCGCGGGCGAACAGATGCGACAGGTGGTCATGCACGAGCTGACGCACTACATCGAGAGCACGAAGAACTATGCGGCCTACGAAAAGGCGGCGCTGGAAGCGGCCTATCGCGGCGATACAGAGGCGATGGACAGAGACGCGGCGGAAATCCGCAAGACCTACGAGGACGCGGGTCTCCCCTGCGACGTGAACAAGGAGCTGGCCGCCGCGGCGACGGAAAAGCTGATGGCTTCCCTTGGCGCATGGGGCAGGACGGGCAGCGAGACGCTGGTGTATGACCTGCTGGGCGCGAAGCAGTCCTTCCCGATTCGGGTCTACAACAAGCTGACGCAGTTTTTAGCCAGACGCAAAGCCCAAAAGGCAGGCGGCGCGGCGGTAGAAAACTACAAGGCGCTGGTCAGGGCGCGGGAAGCGCTCAGGCAGGCCATTCTTGAAGCCGGAACGTGGAAAAAGGGCATGGGCGGCGAGGACGCGACCATCGAGCTGTTCGGAAAGACCGCGCCCGTAGAGCGGGAGGTCACGCGCGGACAACAGACGGAGATGGAATATGCAATCGCCCCGCGACAGTTCGGCAACCAGAAGGCGCAGGAGCTTGACGTGCTGACCGACAGCGTGAAGAAATTCCTTCGCGGAGACCAGTACGAGACCGTGACCAACCGGGAGCAGGTGCAGCGGGCGAACGACGATATCAACGCGCGCGGCATTGACGCGGTGGTGAACGACCTGCTGGCGCGGGACAGATGGACGGCAGACGACCACGCGGCGGCGGCGGTGGCCTGCATCCGGGCGCAGAACGAAGGGCTGATGACGACGGCCTATGTGATCGCGAAGGCCTATGACGAGCAGGGCACAAATGCCGGTCAGGCGTTGCAGGCGCGACAGATCATCGGAAAGCTGACTGCGGAGGGCGCGCTGGTGGAAGCGGCGAAGAAAGCCGACCACGCCAACGCGAAAAAGGGACTGGTGGACGGCGATATCCCCGTCGGCAGCCAAGCGCCGGTGAAGGGATGGCGCGACAGACAGCAGAGAAGCAAGGAAGGTGCCGAAAGGGAACAGAACGTCAGCCAGACGGGCGAGTTCGACCCGGACAACCCGTTCAACAAGGGCAGGACTTCCGTTTTGCCGCAGGAGGCTGTGACGGGCGCGAGCGGCGCGGCGGGCGACGCGGTGCAGGGCAGCTTCATTGAAAGACCGCTGCCGCCGGTGCTCGAAAAGGTCTATACGGCGGCGGAACTGATTCAGCGGCAGATCGACAAGCTGCCTTCCGACGTGAGCTATGACAACCCGTGGAACATTCCGCTTGAAAGCTGGAAGACGGAACTCATCGACCAATACGGCCTTAACGGGACAAAGCTGGTCGGCGACACATACAGCTATGCGACCGTGAAGGAACGCATGCTGGCGGCCATTCTGGCAACGGACAACAATGTGCGCGGCGACGGGATTTTGACGCTCTGCCAGCAGCTCGAAGCGATGAAACAGGGGCTTGCGGTGGTGACGGAAGCCGACCTGAACTACATCGCGGGGCAGATGAGCACATTCCTCTATGCCGAGGGCGCAGACCTTGAGGGCATGCCGGTGACGACGGAGGGCAAAACGGCGTTGCAGCGCGTCTACAACGCGCAGGCCAACGTCGCACAGGACAGCATGATGGGAAAGGTCAATGCCCTTGGATATACCAACATGCTGTCCGGAACGAAGACGTGGATCAAGAACGTTTCCAGCAACATTCTCATTCGTCCGCTTGAGCTGGCGAGTGAGAAGATCGGCGGCGCGATTGAAGGGGCGTTTATCACCAAACGGACGGGCAACCGAACGACGGACGCGCCGAACCGCGCGGAGCGGGCGGCAGGCCGGGAAGCGTTTACCGGCGAGATCGGACAGACGATGGTGGACTATTTCGTGACGCACGCGGACACCGGCCACGGAAGCGGCTTTGACCTGAACCACAACAACCGCACCTTCAACAACGAATGGCTGCAAGCCTACAAGAACATCGTGGATTTTGCCATGCAGGTGGGCGACCGTCCGTTCTGGGAGCAATGCTACACGGAGGAGCTGGCCGTCATCAAGCGTCTGGGAACGAAAATCCCCGATACGCAGCGCGTAGACGGACGCGAGGTCAAAGTCCTGCGCGACATGACGCTTGAGGAAATGAAGACGGAAGCGGCGGTTCGCGCGACGGAGCGCGTTTTTCAGGAGGACAACAACATCGTCAGCGCCATCAACGGCGCGCGGCGGGAAAGCCCGATGATCGACCTTATGATTACGAGCATGATGCCCTTCCTCAAAACGCCGACAAACGTCGCAAGCCGCATGATGCAGTACAGCCCCATCGGACTGGCGCGGGCAATCATCCAATACGGCCTATGGGACGGCAAGCGCAACGGCGGCGCGAACTTCGACCAGCGAAAGTTTGTGATGAACCTCGGGCGCGGCCTGACGGGAACCGGCGTGGCCATCGTCGGCGCGCTGCTGGCCAGCCTCGGCGCGATTCAGCCCGGACGCGAGGACGAGGAAGACAAAAAGCTGGGCGTAATCCGCAAGGCGCAGGGCAGGAGTTACAGCACATATTTCAAGCTGGGCGACTGGGAAATCCCGCTTGACTTTGCGCAGCCTTCGAGCGGGCCCCTGTACATCGGCGCGAAGATCGCATGGGCGATTGAAGAGATGGGCGACGACGTGAACGTTCTGTCGCTGATTGGAACGTTGCTCTACGGTTCGGCGCTCGAAACGGGAAACCAGTTGTTTGACAACTCGTTCCTTTCCGGGTTCAGCGCGCTGTTCAGCGGCTACAACGACGCGGCAGGCATTGCGAGCAACATTGCAGAGAACATCGCGGAGAATCAGGCGAGCCGCCTGACCCCTTCGGCGATTCGCGCGCTGGCCAAGGTGACAGACCCCTATGTGCGGGACGTGTACAGCCAAAACGCGGTGAAGCAATTCCTCAACCGTCAAATCATCCAGAACTGGCCGCTTCTGCGGCAGACGCTTCCGGTCAAGACGGACATCACGGGCGACGCGACGCTTCAAAACGGCTATTACAACTGGGGACAGGAGAACCAAAACGCGGCGCTGCATTTCCTCAACGCTTTTGCGACCCCGTGGACGACGCTGGGCGAAAAGAACGACGCGGCGCTGGACACGCTGATCGACCTGAGCTATCGGACAGGGGAAACGAGCTTCCTGCCGGGCGAGATGGTCAGCGCGAGCAAGTACGAGGTGAGCATCACCAAGACGCTGGCCAAGGAACTCAAGGTCGGCAGGGTCGGGTTTAACCAGTACGAGGGTTTCAAAATCCGCCTGACGGACGAGGAAAAGCGCTGGGCGAACAGCACCTACGCGGACACGCTGTTCAACGGAAGCGGCAGGGACGTGATCGGCCTGCGCGCGATGATGAGCGGAAACAGATGGGAACGAATGAGCGACGAAGAAAGGATAGAAGCGGTTCGGGACATGCAGAAAACGGCGAAAAAGCAAGTGCTGACCGAGCTGGTCAGGCGAAAGAAGGAGGCGGGCGAAATCAGATGATCGAGGCCAATTTTGAATCCAGGATGCACAAGAACGCGGCCATTGCCGGGGTTTACCAGTACGACACGGGGCAGCGGCTCAGGATGCGCGGGCTGCCGACCCCGGACGAGCTGGCCGAAATGGACGACTTCCTTGCGGGGGACGTGGTGACGGTGCAGGCGCAATACGGCTACGCGGGGGACAGCCAGACGGAAACGCGCATCGCGTCCTTTGACGCGGAAACGGGCTGCTGGATGGCGGACATCCCGGACGTGTATCTGAAAAGAAGCGGCGCGGTGAAGGTATTCGTCTATGTGAGCTACGGCGCGACGGCGGATGAGACGCGCGCGAAAACCTGTTACGAGGGGAGTTTCACGCCCATCAGCCGCCCCGCGCCGAGCACACAGGTCACGCCCAGCCAAGGAAACGCATGGGACGCGCTGGTGACGGAAATCAACCTGACGCTCTCGAAGATGAACACGGCGATTTCCGAGGCGAACGCGGCGGCAGAGGGCGCGAAGACGCAGGCGGAAGCGGCGCAGAAGGCCGGAACGGATGCGAGCACGGCGGCGCTGTCGGCGAACACGCAGGCGCAGCGGCTGGCGAACATGAATATTCAGGCGCAGACGCGGGAATACGGCAGCGGAAGCACGGCGCAGATGGCCGACATCGACGGGAAGCTCGTGCTGACGCTGGGCGTTGAGCGCGGACAGCCGGGTGCGAAGGGCGACAAGGGCGACCCGGGCGACAAAGGCGACCCGGGACCCGTCGGCGCTCGGTTCCAGCTTTCGAACGGGATTCTGTACATTACAACGACGTGAGGTGAACCATGGCGATTACGACGAGCAAGGGAAGCTATCAGGACTACGCCTACACGGGCGGGATGCAGAGCGTCACCATTCCGCATGACGGCATTTACAAATTCGAGGTTTGGGGCGCGGGCGGGTCTAACTCGGCGCTGCATGGCAGCGGCAACTATGGAAACAACTACAACACCAATGGAAAAGGCGGGTACAGCGTGGGCTACAAGCTCTGCAAGAAGGGCGAGGTCTACTACATCTGCGTGGGCGGATGCAACAATCCCTATAACGGCGGCGGAAGAGGAAACGCCGGTTGGGGCGGCGGCGCAACGCACATCGCCACGAAGACGGGCGAGCTGAAAAACCTGTCCGGCGACAAGGCGGCGGTGCTGCTTGTCGCGGGCGGCGGAGGCGGCACAGGGCAGGCCAACGGCGAGGGCGGCAAGGGCGGCGGCTGGTACGGCGGCGGCTATGGCGGAACACAGACTGGACCCGGTTCAGGCGGAAGCGATAAAGGATCTTTCGGACAAGGTGGACAAGGCGACTGGTATTGGGCAGATGGCGGCTTGGAAACTGGTGCCGGTGGTGGCGGAGGCGGCGGCTGGTACGGCGGAAATGGCGGCAACAGGTATATGGGCGGCGGCGCAGGCGGAGGCGGCGGAAGCGGCTACATCGGCGGGCTGCCCAGCTTCACCAGCGCGGGCGGTACGGTATACAGCCCATCCACAACGGCGGGCGGCGGAAACGCCGTCAACGCGGACGGTTCGGCGCGGGTGACATTCATGCGCAAGAACGACGTGCCGGTGATCTTCAACGGTGAGCAAGTGGAGGACGTGGTGCTCAACGGCGTGAAACTGACGGGGATGATGGTCGATGGCATCCGGCTATACATGAAGAAAAGGAGGGAAAAGCGATGTTTCGCGTAAGCGGAAACCAGATTTCGATTACGGAGGGCGACACGGCGCTGATGGCGATTTGCCCGGACGAAACCGGGTATGTGCCGACGGCAAACGACCGGGCGATTTTCACCGTCAGGGAGAGACCGAAACGGCGCGCGCTGATTGAAAAGACGATTGCGCCGGAAGCGGACGGGCGGTTTGTCGTCTGCTTTGAAAGTGAGGACACGGCGAGGCTGAAACCGCGCGAATATGTCTGGGATGTGCGGCTGGCGATTCAGGCCAACGTGGACGAAAACGGCGAGGTGACGGACGCAGAGCAGATCATCACGCCCTGTCCGCCGGGAATCCTATTCGTCATGGCGGCGATTGGCGAGCTATCGAGCGCTGCAAACAACGGGTTCGGTCAGCCGGTCAACCAGACGCTGAGGATTCGGTTTGAGAAGCTGATGCAGGGTCCACGCGGCGAGCCGGGGCGCGACGGCGCGAAGGGCGACAAGGGCGACCCCGGCGCGAAGGGCGACAAGGGCGAACCGGGCGCACCGGGCGCGCGAGGCGAGAAAGGCGAAAAGGGCGACCCCGGCAGGGATGGAAGCCCGGGCGCGACGGGCGCAACGCCAAGGTTTACCGTCACGGCTGTGACCGGCGAGCCGGGCACGGCGGCGAGCGTTACGCAGAGCGGCACGGCGGAAAACCCGATGGTGGAATTTACGATTCCGCAGGGGATGAAGGGCGACATGGGCGCGACGGGCGAGAAAGGAGAGAAGGGAGACCCGGGAAAAGACGCGCCGCAGGAAGCTGTGTTGTATACGGCGCAGACGCTTGATGATGCGCAAAAGGCGCAGGCAAGGGAGAATATCGGGGCGGCAGATGAAGCGACGGTTAATCAGCTAAAGGGCGAGAAAGTCAATCAATCCGACGCACTGACGTTAGAAGAGATTATGGCAAGCACGGACTTGTCTAAAAAAGTCGCCAGCGCTGAAGCGGTTAAATCCATAAAAAATAATGTCGGCTCGATAAAGTCCGGTGGTTTTTACTCTGAAAAACGCAAAGGAAATACGATGCCGGCTGACTATGGCGGTTTTATCCGACTTAGCGGTGGAAGCTGGCCGGGAAATTATTATTCGGACACATACTATATAGGCGTCAGTTCCGCCAGCGAGGCGTTTTTGGGCGTCCAAATAAACGGCGCTAAACAAATTACATGGGTAAAAATATGAACCGAATAGGAACGGAATTGACTGTGAAAACGAGGATATGCAATGATTAAAATCAAGATAAACGCATCGGACGAAATCCGGGAAGTAACGTTTTCGCGGCACAGTGAGCATGTTATTGAGCTTGGCGGTATCGCCGACGCTCCAACAACAGGCTTTACGACGTGGCGCATGGACGGCGTGACCCAGCTCGGCGATTTTAGCGATTACACGACCGTTTACCGCACCCTTGACAACGCGGTGCAGCTCTCCGACGACGGCAGTGTGTACGTCGAGCCGGAAGTGCCGGAACCGGGAGAACCGAAGCCGACGCAGGAAGAACGCATTAAAGCACTCGAAAACCAAAATGAAACCCTGCTGCAATGCATCCTCGAGATGAGCGAGATTGTGTATGCTTAACATTTTTGGATTGCTCGTAATGAGCGGAAAGGAAGAAGATATGATGGCTATGTTGTGGGCACAGCAGATTATGCTCGGCAAGAAGACCTACGCGCAGGTTCCGCGCCTGCTGAAAGATAAGGTCAAAGAAGTCCTGATCGACAGCGGTTGCGAAGACCTCGTGACGGAGTGACGCAAGGGCGCTAATGTCAACTAACTTGATTCTCAAATGCGGCACTTTTCGCGTAATTTTGGAATCAAACTAAACATTTTGACGCAAAAAAGTTTGACTTGAACGGGAAAGGAGTGTGAAAGCCTTTGATTCAGGTGGGGGCGCTCATCGTGCTTTTTAAGCGCATGCTAGACGAACACTGGGCGTATGAGTGGGGCGCGGCGCGCGAAGGCTGCGTGGACTGCTCAGGGGCTTTTGTTTGGGCATACAAGCAGCTCGGCGCAAGCATCGAGCACGGCAGCAACTCCATTGCGCATCTGCGTGTTGGCGAGTATGTGCCCATCGCGGAGGCAAAGCCGGGATATGCGGTCTTTAAGACGCGGGCGTGGCGCGAAAGTGACAACGGAAACCGCTGGTTTGGCCAGCAGCCCGGCGATGTCTATCACATTGGCCTGATGGGCGACGACGGAAAAGTGCTCAATGCGCAGAGTGCAAAGACGGGTTTTGTGGCGAGCGACGCGGCGGGCTGGGCGTTTGCCGCGCCGCTCAAGGACGTGATCTACAAGGAGGGCGACGGAAAAATGTATGGCAATGCAACGGTGAGCGTGACCAGTGGATATCTCAACGTCCGCGAGGGCGCAAGCACGCGGTCAAAGATCATCGCCAAGGCCGAGAACGGCGCGCGGGTGAACATCATCCGCGAGGCAGGCGGCACGGGCTGGGTCTTCGGCGCGCTGGCAAGCGGCGAGGCCGGGTACATGGCGGGGGAATATCTGGTCAGGGATGATGCCCTCTCAGCCCCTTCGGGGCAGCTCTCCCAAGGGGAGAGCCAAGAGGAAGACGAAGAAACGACTTCCCTGCGCAGGAGCGACGGCGTGTATATCACGCTGGCGGGGAAATGGGAAATCGCGAAAGATTGAAAGGAGACGAACTATGATGAAAGCTATGCTGTCCCAGCCTATGGCGGGCAAAACCAAAGAAGAAATCATCTCTACCCGTGAACGCGCTATTGCCGTGCTCAAAGAACGCGGCTATGAAATCATCAATACCCTGTTCACTGACGAATGGTATTCGCAGGAATCCATGAA